TTGTACGAGCCCTTCGAAATTCTCTTTTAGATCCCCGCCATAAATCGCTGTAGTTTTTTGCGCAAGCGAGAGGAGGTCAGGCAAGCGCTCCGCTTCCTTACCCAAGGACACGAGCGCTTTATTTGCCGTGACGAGTAGGTCGCTGTCATCCACTCGTCCGCCAGAGGCGGCGACGAGCGCGTCCTTGAGTTTATTGCCGGCGACACCCGCCGACTGCGAGAGCATGTCGAATTGCTTTGTGACCTTCGCAACTTCCTCGGCGTTAAAGACCGCTTCGAGGACAAATTGCAGAGACTTGTAAACGGCAATCGCAGCGCTACCGACCGCAATCAATTCCTTGATCGAAGTCTGCAAGCCGCCAATTTTTTTAGTGCCATTCGCGCCGAGCTTCTCGAACTGGTCGTCGACGCCTTTAATTTTCTGAGTAAACTTACCCGTGTCGAGGTCTAGCTCTAGCAGGATTTTATTGTCATCTGCCAAACTGCAACCTCCTCATCACTGCGATATTCCTCATCGCTAAATCTGCTTTGGCTTGCATCTCTTCGTCGGTGTCGAAAACCGGCGATGCTTTGCTTGCCACCTCGTCAACATATTCTAACCGCTGAAGGTACCTATCCGACAGGTGCTTGTGATACTTCGAGTCGGCAATCGACAGCGCTTGCACGTCGATACTCTCCAGACCCTCCATCGCTTGCACCCGATGCATTGCGCGCCTCATCGCAAAAAACCTTGACGCGGGCATCGTCCAGGCTTCCTTAAATGACCACCCGTAAAATCTACAGGCTTCGGCAATAAACAGAGGCCCGTCAACTAAGAGACGGTCTGAGTCAACCCGTTGCTGAGGGATAGCTCCTGAAGTTTTTTTTTACGTTCTTCGCGCTCGCTCTGAGCCTTCCCGGTGCAACTGTCGAAGATGAGTTGAAACAAGGCAGCGCACTGCGCTTGGTTCATCTCGGCAATATCCTCGCGGGTAATCGTCGGACAAGCTGCGGAGAAAATCTCAAGGTAAGAGTCAATGAGAGCGTCGGCCGTGAGCCCCTCTTTTTTCGCAACCTTATCGAATTGCGCAAACTTATTGAGGATCACTAGCAGGTTGCCCGTCGTGATGGGCTCGATCTCGTAGACTTTGCCTTTGAAGCGAAACGGAATCGACTCGGCGATGAGAGCGTCCAAGTCCCTCACCACCGAGTCCGTTCCAAGAGCTTGCGTCCTGGCGGGCTTTAAATTCTTTTTTCGCCAGAAGCGCATAAGGAGTTAGCTCACGTTCGACGAGGTCGTTGCAATCGTGAAGGAGTCGCCGACGATGAAGTCGGTCGCGCCGTCATTGATTGTGAGCGAGATCTCGTTCGAGATGAACGCAACGCCAAGCTGAGCAATGCCGAGCGGCCCAGAAATAGAGCCGCTGACGCTGAAGTTAGCTTGGTTTGCAGCCGGTACGCCGACGCAAGTGAGAGTGATCGTCTCGGTCTTCGTGAAGCCGTTGTACACGCTCACGCCCGTGACGGTGCCGTTTCCGGTGTTGCCGCCACCTGCTACAGGAGCAGCAGCGGAAGCGTTCACGACGCCGACTGTCGGGTTCCCGTGGAGGAACAGAGGGTAGCCGGTGATCGAAAGGTCCGGGTAGCACGTCCAGGTGACCTTGAGCTTCTGTTGCTCGGTCGGGCTAAACACGATTTCGGAGTCTTCGCTCGGGAAGGCTTTGAAAAACTTCCAGTCTTGCGTGACGTCCGCGTCCGCTTTGTTAAGCGGGTGCAACACAAGCTCGATTGCTTGATCGTAGTCCGAGACGCCGACCTTGGAGATAAAGCGCAGCGCCTTATTCGAGCCCGACGCCAGGAGCTGCATGTTTGGAAATGCGCGCTGGAAATTGTCGAAGTCTTGAACCTCGGCAAACTCAGTCGTGACTTCGCAGACCATGCCCGAGATGCGGCGGTCAAGTACGGTCGTTCCAAGTTGGTCGGCCTTGATCTCGGCCTTTTCATATTTGAACGCGACGGTGACGTTTCCGAGTGTACCGCCGATGTCCACACCACCAGCCGTTACACGGCAAGGCGTGAGGTCCATCTTATTGACGGACACGTTTGCTAAGCTGGACGGCATATAAAAATCTCCTTATTCCCTAGAAGTTTTCGCAGTGCTCAACCGTGAGCGCCAACACTGCTTCTTTTCTGAAAACAGCTTTAGGACTGTTCTCATCCACGGTGTCTGAGTAGAGCGGTGAAAGCTCGACGTTTGACACCCTCACAAAAATCTTCAGCTTCGAGTTTGCGTCGACAAGGTTCGCTTGGTCAAGGATCGCATGCAGCGCGGCCTGGTATCGCCACGCCTTGATCGTCACGAGCTCGGCCATGCGATCCTCTACGAGAGCGGTCACATTAAAACGCGCCGCACCACGCACGAAGTTAGCCTGGTAGGTCTCTTGGTTAAAATCGATTGCGTCGCCGATGATGAAGATCGCGGGCGTCTTGTAGCCTTTGGCTTTGGGGTAGAAAAAATAGCTCTGCGATTGAGGCGGTTCGGTCGAGACTTTCGCGTCCGCTCGGTCGACGCGTATGTCGGCAAGCGCCGTCGAGATGTTGGCTTTTATGTGATCGCGGATCAAGTAGGTGCCGATCTCGATAAGCTGGCGCGCGCTCATTTGCCACCCGCCTTACTCTTGATCCATTCCTTAATAAAGCCTTTGAGGTCCTTGACCGTGTCCTTAGATAGCCCAATCGGGTAAGGCTGGTCGTCGTAGTACGGGAGCGTCGTCGATACGATAAGCTTGTTTGAGCCGATGACCTTGCGGTGATAGCCGGCTCCTTCTTTGGCTCCGGGGATCTGCGAGTCTTGCTTGCCGACGACAGCCCCGAGGAGCTTACCCGTAAAGATACCGCGGCGGTCTCCGCCCGGGTACCTCTGAGCGTCCTTCTCGCGGAGCTCAATCTTGCGCTCAACCCAATCCTGGGAAATCTTGATCGCCCGCCAGTCAAAGCCCTCGCTCGCGCCTTCGGTCTTGAAGAGCTCGAAATACTGCTGCTGCACGGTGGGGTAGATCTCGCTTTGCAGGTAGCCGCGAAGAACGCCCTGGATGCCGAGCAGTCTGGACTCGACTTTAGGCCACGCGTTCTTTTTGACTCGTACACCTGCGCTCATGGAATTTTTGGAATAACCCCTCGAACGACGCCGAAGAGCGGTTGCTCGTTTTGGTCCTGGCGCGTGTAAAACTGTTTACGGTTATCCTCGGCGGTCTTCTTCAAGTCCTTCATCGCATTGCGCATGGACTCCATGAAGCTTGAGCGCGACTCGTCGGGCATGTCCTGCATCAGGTAGGTCGCAGCCATCGGGTCGCTGTACCGCATGATGAGCTTTTGGTACGCGCGCGAGCCCGCGTATGAGAGCGCGCACGGGCGCAAGCCGTCGGCAATATCCACTACGGCAGAGGCGCCGATCCATGTGCGAGACTCTTCTAAAAACTCGTTGAGCTCGGAATCGAGAAAGTGTTGCGTGTAATAAGTTGCCTCAAGCACGTCGCCGTCAGCGGGAGCGGTCACGAGTACAAATTCGCCTACCTCTAGGTCGTCACTTGCAATGTCCGCATTAGCCACTCGCACGTTATTGAGATAGATCCCGGCGGCTCCGGTCGCGGTCGTGAAATTGGTCACTCGGCGCATCTCGAAAGTTTTGAAGCTCACGTTGACGCCATCCATCTGACCGAGGATGCGCTTGCGCCAGCGGAGTTTATCGGTCGGACCGTCGTTCAGTAACCGCCTGAGGTCGGCTAGGGATGTTGTCCAAGCCATGTTTCAACCTCCGCAAGTTGCTCGTAAGCGTCGTTAAGTGTCATGCCCGGGGTGATAATCAACATTCGAATCCCGTGAGCTGCGAGCGTCTTTTGCTTCGCTTTGGACTCTTGAATATCTGGATCATACATGGGCTCATCTACTGCTAGTTTTCCATTCTTCGAGTATGGAAACCAGCGGTCCACACTCCACATCTGAAATTTGTTTGGGTACTCTTTCTGCAAAACATCAACGTGATAATTCACGCTGTAGAGGCGGTGACCCGCAATCTCTTCGGCCATCGTTCTGAAGTATCCCCGTGGGCGCTCCGGCATTTGCTCGGCCGTGACCGTTTGGATCGGGGCTCTCGTTTTGTTTTTAGCTTTTACGTGTCGTCCTGCAATGTCGCTCATCAAAGTAAGGTCCTCAATCCAAGGGGGTTTTAATTCTCTCTGATAGTTCCAAAAAGCCTTGCGGGGGACGTCGTCAAACACCGCCCAGCAAGGCCCCTTGGAGAGGCCCTGCGCGAGCGCTCAAGTCATAACTCCTGAGCACTCGCGCAAGCCCTACAGTCAGTCAATTAGACGCTGCCGTTGTTACCTTGCCATGCGAAGCGGCTGTCAATGAAGTCAGCGTTGCCGCGCATGCGGGCCTTGAAGCGGAGAACGTCGTACTCGAACGATGCGCCCGAGTTGCGTGCTTCCGCTTCGACCATGACGGCTTCGCGGAGCTGCAACACGAACCAAGGCTTAGAGTCGTCGACGAGGTACCAAGCCTTCGAGGACGGATTCACAGCACCCGTATGGTCAAACATATAGCGGCTAACCGTGAGGTCAGCGATTGACTTGAGCGGGTTGATTGCGAATGCGCCACCGACTTGACCGGCTGCTGCTGCGCCGCTTGGGTAGTAAGCGGAGTTGAGCAACACCGACGCGTCGAACGTGTGGTTCGGGGAAATCAGAATCCGGTTCGGGCTCACTTGCATGAGCTGACCGAGCAGGTTCTTTTGTCCCATAAGCGCGATGATCCCGGCTTGAATATTCGGTTGCGTGAAAGCACCGAACGAAGCGGGACGAGTCGAGCCGCCGCCTTCGAGCGCACCGGAGGCAACCCAAGGTTGACCAGACGGAGCGGTTTCGGAGACAGGCACCTTGAAATCAAGGTACTGAGCGTTCGCGACCGATGCGAGCTTACCGTACACGAGGACTTCCGTGAGGAGTCCAAGGTATTCGCCCATCATCGAAGCCTGGCGCTGGAACTGTCCGGTTTGATCGTCTTCAGCGAGTTCATACTCGACTGCGTACATCGAACCGTATTTGTTGTTCCGAAGCTTCAGGTCCAAGCCAGCTGCGCGGAGCTCAGGATATTTCGTCTGAGGTCCGAGTTGGCGAGGGAAGCTCAAGCCGTGCAGAGGAGCATAGAGCTCTTCAGCCTTGCTCGAAGGGACGACCGTAACCCAATCCTTATAAGTGGTTTGCACCAGCTCATAGGCGGAGTTCGCGATATTCTGAACGCCTGCGCGCAGCACTTGCGTGAATGCGCTAGAGGTTTCGGATTCGCGGAAGTCATTCTTTTCAAGCAACTTCGAGTGTGCCTTGCTCCACGAGAACGACTCGCGCAACACAGGGAACTTCTCTTCGTCGGTCATTTCGAAACCCATGACGCGCTTGAAGGATTCCTTCATCTTGCGCATCTCGGCGTTGTCCCAAATGATGTCCTTGAGAACCTTTTGATTTCTTTCTAAAAGTTTCATTGTCGATTCTCCTTAGAACTTCAGGGAGTCAGCGGGGAAGCGGTGTCCGATGAACACTTCGACTTCCTGACCTGCTGCTGCTGAAGCGATTGTCGGGCCTTGATAGACGCCGATTGCCTTGGTTCCAGATACCGTCACGCCGCGCGTGCTGGTAGCAGGATCGAAGTACAAGAGGTCGCCGGGAGCCAACGCGTCGCCGGTCTTAGCGACCATGCGAGCGATAACGCCTGCTACTGGACCAGGGAGGTTTGCAATCGCGGGAACCGCGTCGGTCAATCCTTGGTATGGTCCAATCATCTTGCCGTCGATGACGCTAACGCGAGCAATCCCGAGAAGGGTCGCGCACTCAGCTTCAGTCGTGGGCTTGCGAATGACGTTGTTCGTGTCGTCGAAAATCATCACGTCGCCTTGATCGAAATCCGCAGTCGTCGAAGTGACGTTGATCGCGTCCTCGAACACCGACTTGGGAGAGATCGAGCGAACGATGGTATTTTTTCCAGCCATGTTCAGTTCTCCTTACAGTTAATTCAAGCAGTCACTAAATCCGACCGATTCGGATCTAATGGGGGCTGCTTTTTCCGGTTGAACGAAGACGTCAGACATATCGACCGCGACCTCACCGCCACGGCGCGACTTGTATCCGCCCTCGAAAAGTTTCCATGCAGAGTCAATCTGCTCCTTGGTTTTGATCTCGCCGAGGCTCTCGCGGAATAGCTTGGTAGCTTCGCGAGGCAATCCGCTCTTCTGGCAAACGCCATCGAGGTGCTTCTCAAGATCAATCTTCTTTGTCGACTCCTTGAGAGTCGCGATCACGCCAGCTTGCTCAGCGAGCTTCGCTTCGAGCTCCTTCACGCGCTTGTCGGACTCGGTGACGGCGGCTTCTTTTGCCTCTTCCTCTTCGTCCTCGTCGTCGGATTCTTTAGCGGTTTCCTCAACAGGCTTTTCCTCAGCCTTGGGCTCCTCAGCGGCGGGCTTCTCTTCAGCCTTGGATTCGGTCTTTTTCGCCTCAGCCTTTTGCATATAGCCGGCCATCTTCATTGCCTGAGCCGCCATCTTCATGGCTTCCTCTTTTGTGTGGCCGCCCATTTCCATCGCAGCTTGCATAGCGCCCTGGCAAGCGGCAACGTCCGCCTCACCGTAGGACTCTTTGCCGAGGTACTCGTCGAGCAGTTGCTTGATGAGAGCAATGTCTTGCTCTACGTCTTCGTGCTTCTCGGGCGCGCCTTCTGCGTCAGCCGGAGCAGCTTCTTTTTTCTCTTCCGCAACCGCTGGAGCTGGCGCGGCTTCCGGTGCTTTGTCCTCTTCGAGGAACGTCGACTTAATGAGCTTTGACATGGGTTTTCCTTTCACTTTCGATCATGGAGAGGATTCGTCCACCCGCTCCGGCTTCGGTTACGAGGTCACATGATACGGCCTCGCTGATTTTTGAGACGTACCTTACACGTTCAATTCCTTGCTCTCTCGCCGATACGAGCTTCACCTTAGCAGTGTCGGGTGCAGACTCCATCACTTTCGATAGGTCGCGCTCCTCGGCATCGCCGCTCGCATTGATTGATAGACCAATGAAATCTTTGTCTGGAAAGTTTTTCGAGAACTCGACAGCGTGACGAAATAACCCACGCGCCCACTCGTATTGCTTGTCGCCCATGAGGATGACGTCGCCGACGAGCTGAGTTGTCCCATCGTCCTTCTCTTCGAGCGTAATGTTTTGGAAGTGACCGAGCACGTCACGCACCGAGCGCTCCGGGCGCACTTGCTCTTCTGAGCTCGACGGGTGGTCGGCGTAAATTTTCTTGCCTTCGAATACAGGCACGGCGGAGAGAAGAGCCTCGCGGCTGTAGTAGTAGGCGTCTTTAAAGTTGCCCAAGCCCTCTTGGATGAGCACGCAGCGGTAGCGTGTAGGCCCGATGCCGTCGTCGACAGCGGCGCGCTCAAGGAAGCGACCGCGGAACTCACGCTTGCTCTTACGCACGCCACGAGGCGCAAGCGAGCGCAGGCTCTCAAGCGCACGAGAGACGGCCGGCATGGAGCTCGACGCGTTGGCCTCGGCTGCCGCAAGCTCAGGGTTCTTCGTGACCTGATAACCCTTGCTCTTGATCATGTTGTAAAAAGTCGCGCCGCTCATCGTGGGATTATCCACCATGAGCTGCGCAATCTCCGTCTCGGGCGCGGGTTCAGGGCGCTCGGCCGGTTGTGTTGTGGTGGGCAAACCCTTAGGCGCGAGAGCTTCCATGGCGCCATAAAACCAATTGTCGACCTTGATCCCTTGGTTAGGATCTTTCGAAACTTTGGGCTCGGGAATACTTCGCTCTGTTGACTCCTTGAAGCCGAGGCTAAGGAGTTGCGAGCGGAGACTTTTCATCTCTTTTTTCGAACCATTCCTTGGTTGCTACGTTGACCATGAGCTTATATTTCCCGGCAGTGTCCTGAGTCATCTCGGGCTTGAAGACGAGCTGCGAATGATGCACACCCTCATTCTCGGCTACTCGCTGGACTTGCTCAAGGCTTTTTCCGCAGTCGTGTCCGAAGCACTTGTACCGGATGGAGGTAATGAGGTGTCCGATGTTAGAACTTCCGGGCTGGTCGGAGAAGGCTTTGAAGTAGAGCTGCTCTGCGTCGAGCCGTTCCCGATCACGAAGCCGCATGAACTCTTCGAACGTAGGGACTCCGTATTTTTCGGGGTCCTTGACGAGGTCGTCGAGGGTAGCGGTTGCATAGCTAGAGAGTCGATCCATTGCTCGCAATATCCTTTCGCTCATCTGAGGTCAGGGCGCTTGAGCTGTCAAGGGGTTGTCTCGGAAGCGAGGTCAGCGGCTCAACCGGAGTCGTGTCGATCTGCTTGGTAATTTCTTCCTGCTCTTTTTGGAAGTTGAAATCGGTGACGCCGAACTCTTTAGCGATGATCTGAGCGACGCGCTCCTTGGAGAGGTAGCCTGCTTGCTCGATTGCCATGAGGTCTTTGATTTTAGACGAGCGGTCTTGCGTGATGAGCTCGGGGAAGGTGACCTCGAACTTTGCTCCCTTGATGTTGAACCGGCGCATAAGCTCCTCGGTCATGTCGAGGATGATGCGCTCGAAAAACTGCTGGCGCTTTTGGAACTTCTTAGCCACGGGCTCGGTCGCTACCAGTGCCGATGCGCGCGTCTGTCCTGAGGCGTCTTGGAATCCGAAATACGAGTACGGGATACCGACCGCGGCGCAGATCATATTCATCGCCCAATGGAACGCTTCGGAGCCGCCACCCTTACCGCCACCGCCTGAGTTGTTTAGGTACTGGCGCGTGATTTTCTTCGTATGCGCAAACTCGCTGCCCGCGGTGGGTATCGTGCCCAAGCCTTCCATGCTTGAGACGTAGCGGTCAACGTCGGCTTGGTTACCGTCGATTGTCGTGTCGATTGCCCATGAGCTTTGCTTTTGCAAAAACACAAGCTGGTAATCTACCGAGTCGCGTAGGCGCTTGAGGTACGAGAGCGCGGGGAATAGATCCGAGCGGCCGCGCTTTTCGTTCGACACGCTGTTGAGCTTCCAGTGCTGCATCTCGGACGGTGGCACTTGCTCGACGACGTACTTGGTCGTCGGTACTGAGTGACCGCCCTCGCGCCCGGAGAAAATCTGGTACTGCGTCGGGTACATGAACTGGTAGTAGAGAATGCGCGAGATGTCCTCGGGGAAGGTGACGATCTCCCAGCACGAGCTCGGGTCCTGCACGCGAATACGAGGGATGACTCCCTTGGGCGGCTCTTGCCCTGGAGCTACCCTGTACGCGTAGGCCGTTTCATTATTCGGCAGCCAGCGCACCATCGTCTCGCCATAGATCGAGCTCTCAAGCCCCATGTAGTCCATGAGCGCTGGGAGGTCGTTCACTTTCTCAAACGCGCGCCAAAGGGCTAGTGCCGCCGGGTTGTCGCAGTCGACGCGGAAGCCTCGGCCGAGGGTGAAGTCTCGGATGATATGGACGATTGCGCGCGCGATAGGATCGTGATGGTATGCGTAGAACGACAACGCATGCATGCGAAGGTAATCGTAGTAGTAAAGCTGTTTTGAGAATGGTCCGCCGAGGAACTGGATCGGGTCCGGGCCCCCAAGAAGACCCGAGCCATACGTTTCCATGTCGTAAGCGAACAGGTCGGTAGCTTCTTTGAACGACGTGCGCTTTTCGTTTTTCTTGACCGCTTCGAGGAAGCCTTTTTTGTCGAGCTTGGCATAGGAGTATTTTTTTTCTTTTGGGTCGAATTGAAGCACGCGAGCTTCGACTTCAAGGTTCGCGGTGTTTTTTTTGAGCGCCTCGATGAGCTCGGCCGTCGTGTGAATGCCTGCGAGGTCTTGCCCGTCCCACGGGATGAAGCGGTCGTTGATGTCGTACTCGCGCTGAGCCGGCGCTTTGAGTACGCGAGCGCGAATCATCGAGGCTTGCTTTTGATCCACGTCGTCTCCGAATGGTTCGTTCAGGCCGTTTTGGGTTCTGGTTTTGTTCCGGTTAGCAGCCATTCGTCGAAGTCCTTTGTTGATATTCCCTCACTGACGGGCTCTTCGGTCAATACCGGAGCAATCGTGCAGCGGCAATTCGGGTGAGCTGGGGGCACATGAGCCTCGCAGTCGTCACCCTCCCATTCAGTACCCAAGCGCTCTTTGATCTCTGACACTAGAAGGCCGTCACGTTTGGCGCAACACTCATCGGTGCGGTCGTCGATGACGGCGATCCAGATGAAGTCTTTGACGCCCATTTCTTTTGCTGCCTCGACTTGCCCTTGTCGGACGGCTTGGACGAATTCCTCGGTGACGAGCTTTTCGAGCTCCCACTTGTAGGCGATCTGCTTGTCGAAGAGCTCCTCGGAAGCGACGGTCGAGAGGCGGCGAGATTTTCCGATGGCGCGGTCGAAGTCAGTGATTTTGCCCATGACCTCGTCGACGATGTTTTGCCACTCTTGGTCATCGACTTGGAACACGGTGAAATTCTTTTTGGCCTTTTTGCCTACTTCAAGCAGTTTGGGGTTCGGGCGCGTGAGGCCTCGGCGCTTCGTGTCTCTGCGCTCAGGGAATGCGCGCTCAAGCCGCTCGGCGAACGCCTCGGCCGTCTCCTCGGACAGGGCGGAGAGGTCGAACGCTTGCGTGATCTTGGTCTTAAGCCGAGAGAGAATGTATTCGACGTAGGCCGGTAGGCGTTTGCCATCTGAGGTCACCATCGTGAGCGGCGAGTCGGGTGCGCGCACGACCTTTTGTTTTTGACGCAGCCGACCGAGAGCCTCGAACTCACCGGCGAAGGCGAGGAGCTTAGCCGAGGAGATGAGGCGCGAGTAGATGCTCAGCACGGGGATGAACGCGTCGGCCAGGCGCATGTCAACGAATTGCGCGAACGATTGTGTGACGCGTCGGTCATAAGGGAATCTAAGTTTTTGCTGATAGAAGTACGGGGCCTGTTTGCGGATCGAGTCAAACACGTCTTCGAGGATGAGCCCTATACGCCCCTGTGCGCGTGCGAGGATGGCCTCCAGTGCGCGATCTCGTGCCGTGATGAAGTCAGTGTATCGCCGATGCTCGAATCCGTTTACGGCGACTTTAGAACGCTTCACTTGCGACGCACCATTGATAAGCCTCCGACGTCTCCAAACTCCAAAAGCGGATTCCTGACGCAGACTCCGTAACCCACCGAGTCACTCAAGTGGGTTCTCATAGGATCACTGGTCTGGTCAAGGATAGCACCGGAGCCCTTTTTCCACACGACCTTCTGCATGTCCTTGACGGTGTTCGGGCAATGCTGCGGGTCAAAGGTAATCTGCACCGAGCCGCTCGCGCTCTTGAGCCGCGCGTTGACGGTGTTCACTCGGTCCTTCACGCCCGGGTTCGACTCAGGCGTGCGGTCGTCGAACGTGATGCCCGCCTCTGTTAGGACCGTTTTGACGATAGTGAAATCTGTGTCGCCCTTCGCCGAGGTCTTGGTCGCACCGCCCGACGCATCGCCGACGAGGATGACTTGCGTGGGAGCTCGGATGCCGTACGACTTAAAGCGGTCGACAAATTCCTTTGCCGCCTCCTCGGTGTTGGATCGGTTCTCGATATAGATCTCGTCGAGGAAGTGGTGCCCGTGCCCTTCGCGGAACTGCGCAATCGTCCAACTCATCGGCCGCACGTTAAAGTCCATGTAAAGCTCGATGGGCAGGAAGGCGTTACAGCGCTGACCCTTCGGAGCGAAGCGGTTGCCGACGCACAGGTTCCAGTCCCCGAACGAGAAGTACGCTTGACCCTGAGTGAGGTTGACGAATTCGGCGAGGATCTCCTGCCGAAACTCAAGGTCGCTCATCTCGCGTTTGGCGTCTTGAAACTCCTCGTCGTCGAAAAGCGGGTTGCAAGTCGAGGGTGCGTTGAATGCCCCCCACCGACCCGAGGCGTCTGACTTCGCGCGCGCGTGGAGCTCATAGAAGTCGTCGAACCCATCGGGCGTGGATAAGAACGCCGCCCACCCTTTCGTCGTGCGCAACATGGGTTGCAGGACTTGCTTCCAAAGGTCCGGGTGCTGGTCTCGGTACTCGTCGATAATGCAGCCATGCAGCGTCTCACCGCGCAGGTTGTGCAGGACCTCGCCCGACTTGAAAACGATCTGCGAGTTATTGATGAGCTTCACGCGCAGCTCGGTTTGGTTTTTCTTTTTCAGAATATCCCAGCACGGCGAGAGCATTCCGACGAGACGGCGGTACTGAATTTTTGCCTGGTCAAACGTCGGGCTTACGAACCAATAGCTTGTGTTTGGGTTTTCCCACGCGCGCTTGAGGAGCTCATTGTTACCCCATGTGCTCTTACCGCTTTGACGACCCCAGCACGCAACGCGATAGCGCGAGTACGATGCGTGAAGCTTCTCTTGTATCTCGTGGGGCGTGTACAGCTGGAGCGTGCGCTTGTATTGCTTCGGCACGACAATCGTCTTTGCGGCCGGTATCAATCTTCGTTCTCCTTCGGGTCCGACGGCTCAAGCTTCGAGCCCCACTCGGTGACGTACTTAACGTCCTTCTCCTCGATCTGAGGTTGCTGCACCTCGATCACGCGATCCTCATTGCGCCACTTGAGAACATTCTTTGTCATCCAAACGTAGATGACGGAATTGAACCCTGGCACTTTGCCAGCGGCTCCTGCTCGCCCAAACTCGAACCACCATTTTTCTTTTAATGACGCGCCTAGTTTTTTGGCGTTCGCCATTTCTGGAAAATTATCGAAGAGCTTATAGAGCGTTTCCTTGCTCAATTCGAGGCAACCCGCGATTGCTTCCTCGTGGTAACCCTCTCGGCACCAATTGAGATAGCGCTCGACGACGTGGTTTTCTTCTAACCACTTTCGCGTGTACTTATCTTTTGGTCCTCGTCTTCTCTCTGGATGGCGCATCGACGTGCGTCCTAACTCGGGGGTGGGTAGACGCGTTTAAAGTACGGCGAGCGAGCGACGATCTGGTAGAGCTCCTCGGTGTCGATGCTCTCAGGGTCGATCATTCCAATCGGGTGGATGCCCGTGTCCTTGTACCCGTAGATCGGTACCGCGCAACACACGATTCCTTGCCTGATGAAATTGGGGATGCGAATACCCAAGCGTATGAGCACTCTTCGGAGCCCAAGAGAGAGAAGTTGAAGGTACCCGTAGGTCTGCCCGATAAGGCGCGTCCCGTTACTTACAATGTCCGCTCGCTGTGAGTCGTTTAGTCCGACGGGAGCCCAAACCTCGATCTCGCGTGCGCTCTCGGTGTAGTGCCTCACGGGTGCGCAGTAGACTTCGTAGTCGGACGTCTCAATATTCATCGTCTCGCCGTTAAGCTCGCCTGCGACGAGGAACGTGTGGCTCCATTTCGAGCCCATAAATTTTGCGATGGCCTTGGAGTACCACGCGTCCGTCGGGACGGCGAAACCAATGTCGCCCGGCTTCAGCTCTGGTAGTTTTACAGGCGCGCTTACTTTAAGCATCAGTCATTGGTTGCGTAAGCGACGGAGATTTTGACGTCCGGGTCAGTCGCCGTCAGTGTGTCAAAGCTCCACTCGATTGCTTGGAGCTCCGCCTCTGTTTCGCATGCGGCGATCTCGGCGTCTTTTGTGACGTAATAAACAAGCACTTCGCCGTTGATCCAATTTTCGAACTGTTGGCAGTACGCGAGTTTATTGGGCAGGTTGTTTTTCTCAGCAATGTCAATCTGCCGCATGATCGCGTCGCGTTGCAGAGGCGTGTACCTGGCGTCGACGTACACGTGCAGGTCTTGGTCGAGTCTGATTTGCGCGG